CAACGTGTCGAATAATCGTCTTGTGCATCGGGCGGCAACACAGCCACGATGTTGACCGTGTTTTGCGGTATCTGGTACGCGTACTTCCATTCTGGCCAGTTGCTGGTCAATTCTGCGGGCACGATACGGCGCGACGCAAAACCCCAGTTGTGCATCTCGAGAAGCGTGTCTCGTGCAATCGGGTAAAACCGTGCGCAGTGTTCTGATTGTACTGATCCTTCAGGTGGGTCAATGCTGGCGACCGTGGCGTTGTCACCCAAGTGCGCAAGCGCCAAGTTGCAAATATCAACGACTGATGCCATCGCGGCCTCCTGATGTTAAAAAGGGGCCGCAGTTTCCCACGGCCCCCATGCTGGTTACTACAAGGCGAGATTATGCCGGAACCGCGTCGTCGGCTTTGGCTTTTCCGCGTGCTTTTGGCACACTGTCTGCCTCTTCCGATTTGCCGTCTGCCCTTACCAGGTTGGTGTTGGGCGGACCGTTGTACTCAAAGACCGTGCCCTCCTCGCGGAGGCCATTGTCGACAAAGCACGTTACTCTTGCGCGATACATAGGCATAGATCATCCCCCTTGTTGTTAGACCACAGAGAAGCCAGAAGCGTAGAACTTCTTGCCGTCCTGGATCGTTTCTACGATGTCAGCAGTCACCTTGCCGGCAGTGTTCGTGCCGGACACGGTGTAGCGTGCGCCGATATAACGCTTGCCCAGCGAGCCGATCAGCGGGTTGATGCGAACGGCCACATTCGTGCCGAGCGTCAAACCAGCAGTAGCGATTGCGCCGGATGCACCGACGACAACCACGTTGCTCGAGAGTGCTGCGTTGTCAGCAATGATCACCTCGAAGTTAGTCGAAGTGCCGCCTGCGAAAGCCTCGGTCATGGCAAAGTTCATAAGCAAGTTATGACCTTCACCAATGTCACGGGCCACCGACAGATCGATCGTGTCGCTAGACACGGCAGTAACCGTCACTGCCTGGTCGGTCGATACGCGAAGATTTTTATCAGTAATCATGATGTCATCCTTTCAATGTGTGATTGCCCGATTAGCTGACAGCAGCTTCGGTGTTGAGCAAGGAATCGACACGTCGCAGGGGCACGCCCAGGAACGACAGCCACGAGTACGGCTGACCGAACTGTGACAGGCCTTCGTTGATCTTGAGCACGTACTGCGACTTGTCGAGAGCTGCGATGCTCAAGCCAGAGTGCACGGTACGGTTCATGTAGAAGGCAGCCTTACCCATAGCCATGTTCGGGATACGGTACAGCGAACGTGCCATCAACTTGACGATGTTAGTCGCAGCCGATGCAGCCTGGGTACCACTTTGAGCGATCAGGTCAGACACATCGATGTTGCAGATGCGAACGACATAGCGCCAGTCTTTGACGACCAGGCCATTCTTCCACTGATAGCGAGTGGCCAATGCCTGCAGACGGGTGCCGTCCGAGTTGTAAACCGTCTGCTCGCCGAGATCCTCATGGACCAGGCCAGCTTTCGAGCCTTTCGGAAACGGGCAGTACACAGTCTGATCACCCCACACAACCAGGTAGACCGAGGTGTTGTCCGAGCCAGAGCCGCCGGCCGACAGGATGTTCTGCGCGTTGCCGCCGGTGAGCGAGCTGTAACGTGCAGCCAGGCCCAGGAACTGCTTCGGGTCGACGCCAGGGTTGCCGTAGAACAGGGTGGTTGCCTGGGTCTGGTTCATTGCCTCGAGGAACGCGGTGTCTTCCGACAGGCGGAATTGAGCCGTGTTGCCGTTGAGCATAGCCAGATCCTTGTCCACTTCCGAGCGAGCTTCCAAGATGCCGCACGCCTCGTCGACCTGTGCAGTGGTCGATTTGGACGACGGGATACCTTGGTTCAGCGCACGCCAGTAGACAGTGGGCAGACCGGTACGGATGACGACGCGCTCGCCGGTTGGCAGGTTGCCTTCCTTGAAGACGCAATCTTCGAGAATCTCGTTGGACTGCGAGAGCAGTTCGGCCACGATCGGCACGCGGCCGTCCGGGTCGGTACGTTTGGCCCAATCGGCCAGTGTCAAATTACCATTAGCAAGAGTTGCCATGATTAGCTCCTTTTAAGTTTGCGATTCATACAAAGCCGACGCTAGATCGTTGAAGCCTTTGGGCTGGGATTTGCTGCCTCCCTTGCCTATGTCTCCACCAACATAGCGGTCTTCGCTAATTGCCTTTCCAGCCCGGTACATAAACCGGATCACGTCCGGGTGATTACCCAGGCCGGAATCGTTTAACAGCGCGCGCAGCTCGGGCGTGCCGAACTGGTCGAGCGCCTTCTTGGCCACGGCAAGGTTTTCTGGCAGCTTCTCGCCGCCAAATTCTTTGTCGTTCCTCGAGGCATCAGCCCACTGTGAGCGGACCTGCTCGATTTGCTGGATCTGACGTTGTTCCACAATGGGCCCCATCTTGTCCAGCAACTTCTGCGCGGCATCCTGCGTCAGGTTCAATTCCTTGGCGACTTCCGAGAAGTTATTCAGCACCTCGGCGTCGAACTCGCGGCCATCCGGGGCTTTGAATTCGTACTTTTCAGGGGCGCCCTGGGCTTCCTTATCGTCAGCCTGGTTGCCTTCTGTGTCGCCGTCGGCCTTGTCAGTAGTGGCGCTGTCCTGCGCTTGCTGATCCTGTTTGCCTTCAGCCTGCTGCTTATCCCCGTATAGCGCGTCAGCCGTCGCTTGTACGCTGTCCAGGGCATCCGATGCGGCGTTGCCTTCAGTGGTCGTTGCGGCTTGGTCCTGCGTCGGTGATTCTGTTGTCATTCGTTTGCTCCTTGACCATCGTTGGATAAAGCTCTGGGCAGATCGAGTGGATTATCGAAAGTGTGCGGTTGCCGAAGTTCCTGTTACCTTCCGCAAATGCCATCTGCATCGCGTTGGTGTTGAACGACATGCGAAACACACCCGAGTTCTCCAGAAGACGCCATACAATCCGGCGCCCCCGTTTGCTGCCCATGAGCCACTTCAAATCGGCTTCCTCGTTTTCGCGGTCGAGCTTGGCACGTACTTCCTTTTCGGCCTTCTCACGCTCTTGACCTCGAATATCGAGAGGGTCGTAATTTGCGCTCATAGTTGACAATCTATCCACGGCCGGCGGCATTACGGGTACCGTTTTCCACAATCGGTTTTTACGTGTCCGTTTTGGCCGGCGATGTTGATAACTCGTTTAATATATTAAACAGCAGTAACTACGGTGGGTTAAGTACGAAAAAGGCTTAACAGAAATACGCTTATCAGTACCAAATGGGGTACGCAATTTTTATGCCGTGCAAATTTGTTTAGTGCCACTAAACTCACGGGTACGAGCCATCGACCTCATTCATGGTCACAATTACCGACGGAACCGCAGGCCTGACCGGGGCGGTCCTGGCCGCAGTGTAGTCAAGTGACACCGCCGTCGATGGCGTCGACCACATCAGTTGTACATATTCGCCGGCCAGCAAGTCAATAAAAAAGTTCCAGGCCGCAACCTCCGCGCCATCAACAGATCCATGTCTCGCCGGCACCGTGATGTCTGTGGTGCTGTTGGCCACGTCGTTGCCGTTCTTGCGCAACCAAATGCTGATGTTGTGCTCTGCCGAATCGGTGTTCAAGAGCTGGGCGGAAAACTGAAAATTGTAGGTGCCCTTGCGACTGACCGTGAACCGGTTGCCGCTTACTACCGATATGCCCCGGCTAATGTCTGCCGTGTTGCAGCCGACGGCCGTGGCCGTGTTCGCTGTGGCCGTCTGGTGCGTGGTGTCATAGAACGACGCAACATGCGGTATGCGCATGAACAAAAGCTCGGACCCATCTGGATCTTTGACCCCGATGATGTCGCCGGTGTCGGCGTCATACAGGAACGGCGAGCCGGCGTATTTTTGGACGATGGTCATATCAAGCGAGGCGCTTTAGTTTGTACAGCGTGCTCGACAGCAGCGTGCAGATACCGTCGATGTCGTTCTGAATGTGCGAATCGCTGCCCATCATGCCGCGCTTGCTTTCGACGTAGTCGTACAGGCCCTGCACCTCGGCCATCGCATCACCAGCAATCGTGAACGAGCCGCCGCCAAAGGTCAGCTTTTGCCCAGTGCAGCCCATCCAGGACTCGGCCAGGCCGTCAGCCAGGTCAGCCAGGTCCGAGTACATGCCCAGCGCCATGTGCGCTGCGTACGATCCCGGGCCCTCGACCATTAGGTGGTGCATGTGGACTGCGGTCGATCCATGTAGCAGCCGGGTGATGAATTCCGACGCATCTTTCGAGTTGCCGTAGCTGTCGTTGCCGTACAGCAGTGTGCCTTTCGTTGCCATTTATACCTCCACCGCGGACGGCGAACCGTACCCGCTATATAAGTTCATGATGTCCATCAGCGCGTTGTCGCCGCCGCCGGTTTGAGATGCTGCCAGGTTGCGTGCTGTCTCCGACTGTTGCTTCAACATTTCGGTTTGCGCCTGCGCTGCCTCCGCTTGTGCGCGTGCCTGGCGGATCAGGGCTACCTGGTCGTTGGCAATGATCAGCTTGGGATCGACGCCCAGCATGTCGCTGTAGGAATCTGCCCACTGATCGGCGTCGAATTTGTCCAGGACATCCGGCTTGAACTGTGCCACCGCACCCAGGTTGCCCACGAAGCGGTCCACGCTGTTGGTGCCGATAGCGCGCTGGGCTTGTGCCAGCATTGAGACGAATTCAACATTGAGCTCCATTCCTTGCAGTTCAGGTGGCGGTGGCGGTACCAGGTTGGCTTCGACCATGCGCTCAAAGGTCATGTCAATCAACGGGTCGAGCAGCTCGTTGTGCAGGCGCTCGAGTACCGGGCCCAGCATTAACAACTTCTCTTCGTGGCGCTCGGCAACCTCGGTGGCCGTCATCCTGGTGTCGGTCGCATTGGCCAGCATCAGGAACAGGTCAGCGTAGAAGGCGCCGCGCACGCGCTCGCGACAATCCTGGATGTCGAGCAGCAGGTGCTGCAGGTCCAGGTTGACGTCGAACATGGTTTTGATACCGCCCTGCGGGTTGTTGGCTTCGTAGAACGTGATGCCGCCTGGCAGCTTTTCGACGTCGCGATTCTTCAATGACGTGGGCGCCTGCAGCGGTGGCATGGTCTTGTAATCGATGGCCTGCGCTTTGCGGAGCTGCTCGTGCTGGAGCTGCTTAACGTCGCCCAGGGCTTCCATGCCTGGCGAGTTGCCGTACATGTCACCGCCTGCAATAGCCCAGCGTGGCACCAGTGCCGGGAACGATTTGAAACCAGACTCGCGCAGGTACTTGTCCGGGTTGCCGCCCACCTCGAAATAGATCGAGCGCCATGGCATGTTGAGGCTGTCGCGCTTGGATAGGTCGCGGTCGGCCCTCGGTTCAATCGCGTGAATGATTGGTATCCAGGCGTCGAGCGTGCCGCTGTCGTAGAAGCTTTTGACCGTGTTGCTGACGTTCTCGATGCCGAACTCTTTGACGATCTGCGACACCTGCTTCTCGAACTCGCGGTAGATCGTCGTCACCCTACCCTGCCAGTCAGTCGCAATGCAGTACTCGCCGATGGTCGACGGGTAGTGGTGAATGACGTTTTTGTAGTCGGGCAGCACGATCGATGCCGATGTGCCAAAACCGCCCAGCTCCTCGTACATCTGGTGAATGGTGCGGTACGTGTTCGACTTCTGGAAGATGATCTGCATCCGGTGCGTCACATCGTCGAGCCACAGCTTGACCGGCTGGTACGAGTTGAGCTCCGGGTCTGCAGTACCAAGGCGGAACCAGGGGCGAGCTGGCGAGGTGGCTCCGGCCATCATACCCGCACCAAGGACTCGCAACGCCCTGGTCCCTGTGTTGTCGTAAATTGCATTGTGCCGGCGCCAACCCTTGTCGCGGTCCTGGCGGAAATAACGGCCATTACGCGGTAGCAGGTATGTGCTGATCTCCTGCCAGTGCGCCCACCAAGATGCGCGCTCTGCTTTGAGCTGACCCCATCGGGTCCAAAGCTTGTCGCGTGGTGGCGCGCCTTTGTACGACTTGTTGTCGCCGGTGTACTGACTCATTTAGGCACCCAGCAATGTGGACTTACCAAGCTTCAAATCGTTGGGGTCAACGCCCGTTGGGCCGGTCAGCATGGTCGATCCGACGCCGCCCTGTTGCACTGATTCGGCTGCAGCCATAATCCCGGAAACGTCCGGGCTTTTGCGCGTCGCTGCGTTGATCTGCTCTTCGGACGCCTTCTTTTGCTCTTGCGCTGCGACTCTGGCTTCGGCCTGCGCTTCCTTTTGCTGGTTCAGCGCTTTGTTCTGAATTGCTGCCTGCTCGCGTTGAGCGCGCTCTGCTTGGTCTGCCGCACGTTCGCCCTGGTAAATCGAATACCCGGTGGCAACTGCGGCGCTGGCTGCGGCGATTGGTAGTGCATTCGCGGCGACAAACGTAACTGCTCCTGACATGTCATTCTCCTGTGATGATGATTGAATTCTTGGCTGACGCGTTGCGAGACAGCAATCGATCCGCCTCGTCGGTGAACTCGTCCTCCGCCTCTTCGACCGTCTGCGCCTTTGTCGCAAACACCATGGTCAACCACGTATCTTCGACTGCAAAAAACGCCTGCTTGCGATGCTTGCTTGCGGCAAACACATGATGCCCGTTCAGGTACACCGCCTCGTCACCGATCGTCACGCGCACGCTGCCGTTGATGATCAGCATCGTCGGCACGTTGACCAGGGCGCCGGTCAATACCGTGTTGGCCGGCATCATGATCGTTCTCGCGTACATGCCGCCGTGGATGACGTGATGCGTCTCGACCATGTCCTGCGGTAGCGTCAGCACGAACTGTTCAAACTTGCGAACCAGGTCGATTGACTGATCGGTCATCGCCGGGATCTTGCTGTCGGCTACCACCAGGTTGCTCATGTCAGCTCTTTCAAAAACATCGTGTTCGTGTGCCGGTATCCCCACATCGGCATGGCCTTCTCCAGCTTGCTGCCTGCAGGCGCACTCACAAACATGCCGACCGCACCCAGCTCCTTGGCGTGCGCTTCAGCAGCGCGCAGCAGCTTGATGCCTGTACCGCCCTTGCGGTAATACCGATGCACAAAGAACGATTCCAAGGTGCCAATCGGCAAGCCGTAGTGCGGCACCATGTTGACCAGCAACGCAACAAACCCGATCAGCTTGCCATCGTCATACGCGCCCCAGGTATGCAAGATGTTCATGCTTTCCATGGTTTCGTATACCTGGCGCTGCGGGTTGTGTGGCGGCAATCCCTTGGTCTTGGATTCTTCCGCGTACAACTCCCACAGCTCCGCGATATTCGACTCGGCGTAGTACTGCTCGACGGTGATTTTGCGGATCTCTGTCATGTTGCAATTTATGGTGGTGTTGACTGGTTACGGGTACCTAGTTCATCCGGCTGTACGGATCGTATTCGCGGTGCTGTTTCTTGCGGCTGATGCCGTACTGATCTGCAATGATGTCGACCTCGGCGCGCTTCGATACCGGGTAGGCAAACGTCAGCGCCAGGGCGTCGGCCATGTCCGGGCTGCCACCACCCTGCAGGCGCTTCTTGATCTCGTCCTTGGGCTCGAGCACGCGCCGGCCGGCCGAATCGTACCAGTACATGGGCGTGGCCAGCTCCTGCTTGAGCGTCGGGTCGTTCGGGATCTTGCCGCCGTTGACTAGCCAGTCGCGCAGCTCGAACCACATCTCGGCCCGTCGGTTGACGTACAGGTTGGGCTGCACTGCCTTGCCGCCAAAGGGCACCTCGATCACGTCGTGGCCAAGCTGGCGCAGGCGGTCGATCACGCCGGCCCCGGCGCCGGAGTCAACGAAGACAGCATCCGGCCGCCAATCCTGGATGGCAAACGCCACCCGGGCAGCCAGGTCCATGTTGTCGATGCCGCGGTAGATGTCGGGCTTGAAGGCAACCAGGCCTTGGCGCTTGAATACCACGCTTCTGTCGTCACCAAAGCGCGCAGGATCGACGCCAATGACCCGGGGTGCCTGGGATATATCCCGGTCGACATACTCGCGCCTGGCGGCGTTCTCGGCGTCGTTGAGGGATATGAGCTGGTCGTCGCCGGCCGCGGCAAAGTCGCACATGAACTCACGGGCAAATGCCGTCTCTGACATGTCGCGCTTCAAGCGCTCGACCTCGTCCGGGTCGATGGCCTGGGTGTCGTAGACCGTGTAGCGGCCAGCGTGCCAGTCGGGCAGCGCCATGGCCTTGTAGTAGATTTCCGAGAACAGGTTGACCCCAGCCGGCGTACCGATAAACATGGCCCACCCTTTGCGGTCCGACAGGGTTGGCTGCACCACGTCGACCCACACCTCGGGCTTAATCTGCGCCACCTCGTCGATTACACAGCCGTCCAGGCGGACGCCTCGCATCGCATCAGGATTGTCGCCGCCAAACACCCGGATCACGGCGCCGTTGTGCTTGAAGGTGACCATCAGGTCGCCCTCGTTGATGTCGACAGCGTTCATGATGCGCAGCGGCTCGAGCTTCTGCTTCAGCCTGGACCAGGCAATCGTCTTGGCTTGCTTTAGGAAGGGCGCCACGTAGAAGAACAGGCCCAGGTCTTTGTCAAACTTCAGGGCCCGGTGTATCAGCTCCATCAGCGCCAGCTCGGTCTTGCCGGCACGTCGGTGCAGGGCTAGCACCGTGAATCGTTTGCGCGCCTTGTGGCACTCGAGCTGCCAGGCACGGGGCCGGTAGCCCAGGTCGATGTTGTTATTCGCCATCCGGTATGCCGGTGTTGACCGTGATGGCCACGCCGCCGCCATGATTGACGTCGACCTTGTCGCCGTACTTCTTCGGCTTGAGCTTGGCCGCAATCCATTTGCGCGCATCGATGCGGTTGCGCTGCCATTGGACCCAGCCAGAATCGGTGCGGCCGTTGGCATCCAGGGGCGGCATCTCGTCCACAATCACCGACATCTCGTCGGCCATCGTCTCGGCCTGGTCTTCGCGTGCGCGTGCGTAACTGTTGCGGAAATCTTCATGCTCCATCATCCACCGGTAGACGGTGACCATGTTGGGCATGTGCGGATCTTTGGTAATTTTGTTAAGACTTTCGCCTGCAGCCAGGCGTCCGCAGATTTCGGCTGCGAGTTCAGACGAGTACTTTGACGGCGCGCCTCGCTTGGCCGGTTCAGTCTTCGCTTTCATTTTTTACAACCTTCTTCCAGCGTTGTGGTGTTTGAGCTCTGCGCTCGTACTTGCACAGCTTGGCGACGACGGACCGCGACAGGTTGAACATCTTGGCCAGTCGCCGGTAGCCGATGCCGTCGTCCTCGTGGAGGTCGCGCATTTTGTCGACGACCTCGTCGGAGATGGTGGCGTTGTGGTGGGATGACCCGATCCGGTACCCTTGTTCGTTGACAGCAATGATCACGATCTTCCTTCGTTTCATTTTGGCAACGTAGCGCCGTGGTTGCACTTGCGTGGCATTTTCCACCAACGGTGAAATATTTGCAACAGCGAGTCAGAGAAATGCCTGGGCATGTTTGCGCTTGTTGTGAATGGCCAGAATGATTTCTTTGAGCTTGCCGACCGCTTGCTTGCCGCGCTCGTCTTCGACTTTGTTCAGGTAGCCGGCTCGCTTGTTTTTTTGCAGGTCGAGTACGTGCATGGCCTCGCACTCCAGGCGCCAATCCTCGGACCAGGAGCTGACGACCTGGCCGTTGTGCAAGGTCACCATGCGGTGGTTCATTTGCCGTATGCCTCTTTGAGCCAGTTTTTCATGGCGATGTATTGGCCGCGCTGGGTGTCTTGCGCAACGACGACCATGCCGTTTTCAATTCCCTCGGTCATTTGTTTGAATGCGTGCAGCGGTCTTTTGCCATGCGCGTGGCGGATCAGCTTGCGCAGGCCTTTTGCTTTCTTTGCGTTCATGCGTGTCTCCTTGGTATGACGTCATCTTTGCGCTTTTTGTAGATGCTTTCGTAGACACGGTTCAGACAACCCTGGCACACCCACCTGGGCACGCCGCGGGTTAGTTTGGTCTGACCGCCGGCCAAAGACTTCGTCGCCTGACAACTCGTGCAAAACTTGGTGTCGTTCATTTCGCAATCCTCATCATTGCTTGCGGTAGGTCAACAGCTTTGGGTCATACGCAGACGTCTTGCCGCCCTGGCCAATCCACACCACATGCACCATGTCCGCAAAGTAGTACCAGCACCCGTGAACGGTTGTCCCGTCTTTTGTCGTGGTGATCACAAGCCTGCCCAGGTTGCCTTCGTTGCAGCCGGTGTTCAAAAACAGGATGCGGCCGCCGGCTTCGTTTGGTGTTTCGAGCCACTCTTCGGCATGGGTTACGCCAGCCACCAGCAAAGCGATTACGAATAATTTTTTCATGTTGATCCCCATTTGCGACTTCAGTCTTTACCCAACGAACTGACGCGACGTAACCCTGCTGCGTCAACTTGTTGCCGTATGGCTTGCTGGTATTCGTCAAGCAGTTTGTGTGCGTCATCCCAGGTGCGCTCCGGGTTACGCAGCGAGCCCTCCAGCATTGCGGCCAGCCGGTGACAGTAGCGATCTTCGACATCAGGCTGCGCGAGTCGGGTGCGGAGCATTTTGATTAAGTTGTTTTCAAGGGTGGTAACGTCTTCAGCTTCCTCTAAAAACAATTCAAACACTTCTAATAACTGCTGCGCTTCCTCGCGGGTTAGT